CCCAATCAAGAATGCGCAAGGCAGGCCCATACAGGTATGGATTAACCGCCAGTCAGGTGCGACCTATCCGGCGGGTGGACGGCCAGCGGGGACCAACACCACAACCGGCGTAGACCATCCGACCATTAACGTCTGGCCCGCGCCCGAGCAGTCTAACTACTACACCTTCGTCTACTGGCGGCTGCGCCGCATTCAGGATGCGGGCACTGGTATAACCACGCAAGACATCCCGTTCCGCTTCGTGCCGTGCATGGTGGCGGGTCTGGCTTATCACCTGTCGAAGAAAATCCCCGGCGCGCTTGAGCGCAGCCAGATGCTCAAAATGGAGTATGAAGAACTGTGGCAGCAAGCTGCCGACGAGGACCGTGAAAAAGCGCCGTTGCGGATAGCACCGCGCCAGATGTTCTTCTAGGAGGTGCCATGCCAAATAGGTTCGCCTCTGGTAAATGGGCGATTTCGCAGTGTGACCGCTGCGGGTTTCGCTACAAGCTAAAGCAGCTACGCAAGCTCGTCATCAAGACGAAGAACGTCAACATCCTCGTGTGCCCGTCATGCTGGGAACCCGACCAGCCGCAGTTGCAGCTTGGTATGTATCCGGTTGATGACCCTCAAGCGCTGCGCAATCCGCGCCCGGATACCACATATTACGAAGCGGGTCTCACCGGCCTGCAAGAAGAAACACAGGGTGAAGTGCCAAACGAGAACGTGCTGGCGTTCGGCACGCCGTCAGGCGGTAGCCGTGTTATCCAGTGGGGGTGGAACCCAGTGGGGTTGAATAATCCTTTGGGTTTATCTGGGCTTCCAAATACGCTATTAGCAACAGGTAGCATAGGCACCGTAACCGTAGAGACGGAGGATTAAAATGGCTAAAGGTGGTAAGACCAACGACCAGATGAAGAAGATGGGCCGCAACCTCGCGAAGATTGCGAACCAGAAGAGCGGCAAGAAGCCGGTCAAGGACATGGGGAAGGTCAATAAAAATGGATAAGATGCCGAAAACCTATACACAGGCCGACCTCGGCAATAACGGCTATCCAAACAAGGTCGCCAACACCCAGACGCAGAAAACCCGGGGCACCGGTGCTGCTACCAAGGGTACCGGGCATAGCAAGAAGATGGGCTGATGAACTACGCGCAGCTGTTCGAGACGATTAAGGGGTACGTCGAAAACGACTTCCCCAACACCTCGTGGACTGACTCCACTGGTACGGGCACGGTAACGCTCACGTCTACCGAACAGATTAACACGTTCATCAAAGAGGCCGAGCAGCGCGTATTCAACACGGTACAGCTTCTTGACCTTCGCAAGAATGTGACTGGTAACTGCACGTCAGGTAATAAGTATCTGTCTGTCCCTTCGGATTGGCTGGCCAACTTCTCGCTGGCTGTGATTGATGGTGACGGGAACTACGAGTATCTGCTGAATAAGGATGTGAATTTCATCCGGCAGGCTTACCCCAACCCGAACGCTACCGGTTTGCCGTATTGTTACGCCTATTTTGACGAAAACTCGTACATCTTGGGACCGACACCAGACGCAAACTACGCCGTAGAGCTTCACTATTTCTACTACCCGCCGTCTATCGTCGATGCCGGTACGTCGTGGCTTGGTGATAATTTCGATAGCGTATTGCTCTACGGGTCATTGCTTGAGGCGTATACCTTTATGAAGGGCGAGCCGGATGTCATCCAGCAATACCAGAAGCGGTATGATGAGGCGATGGCGATGCTGAAACAACTCGGGGACGGTAAGAACCGCCAAGACATGTATCGTAGTGGCCAAGCCCGCTACCCGGTGGCGTAAGGAGAAGTTATGTTCGACCCTGCATCAGGAAATGTTGGTATGGTCGCGGTGCACACCACGCATGGACGCGGTGCTACGCCCGAGGAAATCGCAGAGCGCGCTCTCGACAAAATCATCTATGTGGGCGCTAATGCCCACCCACACATTCGGGAGCAGGCGGAAGCGTTCAAGGACTCCATTCGCCATGTACTGGTTCACTACATGCACGAAGCCGTTCGGGCGCATAAGGTGACTTTGGCCAACAAATTCCGGCAAGCAGGGCACCCCGAACTGCTTCCGATTATCGACGCATAGGGAGACATATTATGGCTATTACACAGGCGATGACCACGTCGTTCAAGGCAGAGCTTATGCTCGCCGTGCACGATTTCCGCGTAAGCGGAGACACATTCAAACTGGCGCTTTATACCTCGTCGGCTTCGCTCGACGCCAACACCACTGCATATACCTCGTCGAACGAAGTTTCGTCGTCGGGCACGAACTACACTGCTGGTGGCGGCACACTGGTGAACCTTGGTGTGGTGACCTCGAACAACAACTCGTCAACTGGCACGGGCTTCACCGATTTCTCGGACCTGACCTTTGCGAATGCGACGATTACGGCTCGCGGTGCGCTCATCTACAACACCACGCCTTCGGCTAACTCGAACGCCAACACCACGCTGACCAATGCGTCTGTGGCTGTGCTCGACTTTGGTTCGGACAAGACCTCTACGGACGGTGACTTCACCATCATCTTCCCGACGGCTACCAACACCACTGCCATCATCCGGATTGCGTAATGATTGAAGAACTCATCGCCCGTGTCTTCTACGCTCGTAATGTGGCCCATTTCGAGCACTGGCGTGCCGAAGGTGTGGGCGGCTACGCCCGGCACGTGGCATTGGGTGAGTTCTACGACGGTATCATTGACGCAATTGATAAGCTGGTTGAAGCCTACCAAGGTGCATTCGAGCTGGTGGGTACCATCCCCGCGCCGAAGACCAAGGCCAAGGAAATCATGCTCATCTTGGTCGAGGATGCGGAGTGGATTGAAAAGAACCACGAGAAGATATGTAAGGGCAACCGGGCGGTAGCCAACCTGATTGATGGGGTGACGGAAGTCTACCTCACCACAACCTACAAGCTTAGGAACCTGATGTAATGGCGCTAGCCTTTGCTGACCGCGTAAGGGAAACTACGACTACCACTGGCACGGGTACCATTACTCTGGCCGGGGCTGTAACCGGCTACCAGTCGTTCTCTGCTATCGGCAACGGCAACACCACCTACTACACCATCAATGCTGGTAGTCAGTGGGAAGTCGGCATCGGCACCTACACGGCGTCGGGCACGACGCTATCTCGTGATACTGTGCTATCCTCAAGCAACTCAGGTTCGCTGGTCGACTTCAGCGCAGGCACCAAGGACGTATTTGCGGGCTACCCTGCTGGCAAAGTAGTTATCCAAGACGCATCGGGTAATGTGGGGATTGGCACGGCTTCGCCGGGGTATAAGCTTGATGTGGTCGGGGCGGGCGTTTTCAAGGTGGATGGCTCGGGCACCACCACACCGCTCATTCTGCGTAATAACAACACGGCCTCTGTGCAGGCTGTAAAGCTCGGGTTTGATAGCAGCGGGGCAATAAAAGCCTCCATCAACGCTGCGGTCTACGGCAACGACTACATGACGTTCAATGTCGGTAGCGACACCGAGCGCATGCGCATCACTAGCACGGGAAATGTAGGTATCGGCACCACGTCGCCTTCTTTACCTCTTGTCGTGTCGAATGCTGGCGCAGGCGGCCTTGAGTTTAATCACAGCGGCGCTATTGGTAACGGTACCTATATCCAGTCCTACAACCGCTCAACGGCGGCTTACATCCCCAACACCAACTACGCCCTGTCGCAGACATGGTACTCGGGTGCCACCCGTGCGATGGACTTGAACAGTAGTGGTAACCTCCTCATCAATCGCACTAGCTATTCTGGTTACGGCAAGTTGAACGTCGAAGGCGGCGCTGACTTTACCGGCGGGAACGTCTTACTGTGCCGCGATACGGGGAACGTGGCTGTGGGGACCACCGCACAGTCTGATAGGTTGTTTGTATACGCCAACTTAAGCGCAAGCAGTCTGTACGTCCGGCAAGATGGCGCTGGCGCAATTCAGACGTGGGCTACCTTCGGCACCGAGAGAGCGACCCTTAGCGCATCCGGCACGTTGACGGTGAACACTGATATCCGCGCCCCC